TAGGCACCGAGAAAAAAGAGTATAGTGATAAAGAAAAAGCCATTAAGGGCGCCGAAGCAAAAATTAGATCGTCTATTAAAGATGGTAAAGACTATGGAGATTATACGAGATTAATTAAAAAATTAAATGATGGTAAACTTCCTGAAAGCACTCAAAAAATAATTGGTGGAAAGAAATCTGAAGTTACTGAAAGACGCGGAGTTAAAAGTGGGCCTAATAAACCAAGCAAACCCGTTAAGCCAGTTAAACCCGTTAAGCCAGTTAAACCAGTTAAACCCGTTAAACCATCTAAGGCAAAGAAAGTTAAAAGTTTAAAAGAATGGGTTGATAATGCCGTGGGGAAAAATGTTCATCCTTTTACATCTAAGGGTGAAATTATGAAATTGATCAATGTTAAATTGAACGAAGGATATGAGGAGGAGGATGATACCCTTGTTATGAACCCTCCTGTTAATGCAGGTGGTTTACCACAGGAACTTCCAGATACAGATGTAGAAACGGAAGTTGGGGCAGAACCAGATTGGGATCCAGATCGTGATGATCCATTTAGAGACCCATTTCCTGGCACTGAATATTTTCCAAAAGCTAAGCGTAAAAAAGAAATATCAGTTGATGATATGAAGAATAAGATCATTAAAATGATGCAGGATATGATATGAAAGACCTAATAAAACACATTAAGGAACAAATAGATTATGCGGGTTATCCAGAGAGAATGGACCCCAATACGGAAAGAACAATAGGTAATCCGGAAAAGAATGTCTATGGTAAAAATCCAGCGATGCCTCGTGGAACTTTAGATGTAGAAAAATTAGCGTCCGAAAGATTTAAAAAAGTCGTTGATAAATTAAGAGGAGCAATGGGGCAGCCTAATCTTGCATCACAGACAGCTATGCAAATGATTAGTGAGGCATTTATGTCGTCAGTACATGGGGCTAAAGCGATTGAAAACGAGCATACTGAAGAATTGGAAAAACTAGCTATCGAAGTTTCTCTTAAAGCTACTGAGACACCAGAAGGAAGATATAGCATAGACGCTAAATTAACAGGTGGTGCGGGAAAAATACCTGGTCAAGGTTTTCAATTTAAAGAAAAGCCCAAACCAAAATTTAATGACGATGGTGATAAAGAAGATGACGAAGAAGGTGATGAGGAAGGTAATGAAGAAGGTGGACAAGAAGAAAAGATGCCTGACGAAGATGCGTTTGATGTTAATAATTTAACCAGAGATGAACAGTTTGAATTAGAGGTACACAAGAGAAATATTATAAATGGAATTATTTCGGGAATGGGTAAAAGAGGTCATTATGTTTTCCAAGATCCTGATGTAAAAGAACAATTAGACAATATCGATCCTCTTCTTTATGGGTATTATTTAAAAGTGATGGCCATAAATGATTATTTTTATTTTAAAGTAGAAGATATGATTCAACGAATGTCATCTGATGGTAATGGGATTGAAGGACGAGAAGATATTAAAAGTAAGAGAGCCCCAAAACAAAAAGGCGGGCCTGTAGAACCTGAGCCAGAAGCTGAACCTGGACAACCTACACCACCTGATTTTGACATTACAGCTCGAGGACTTTTATTTCCAATTTTAACACATGAAATAATAAAAGCAATTGAAGAAACTCTAGGTAGAGCTGGACTTAGTAGTAATACTAACATTCATTCGGCAGTATTTGGGCAAACCGATACATTACCTAATGAGGTAATGCAATTAAGAATTGGGCCTGAACTTGTTGAGCGTATTAGAAAAAATTTACCTAATGAAATGTTTGATGAGCGAAACCACGGGGTAAAACCATTCTTCTATAAAATTCTTTATCAAATACCACCAAAACCATTTCTTAAAATTATCGCTAATATTGTTTCCGATGACCAAAGAGATAACAATGATTCGGCGCTTAAATTTAAAGAAATATTTGCTCAAGCTATAGCGTTGAAAAAGAGATATGAACAAAAGGATGCTGTTCCTAAAATTAAAAAACCAAATGATGGGGGAGATATTGACGATCTTCTTAGAAATCTGGGAATAGGAAGAGCGGACTAAGAATAACAAGAAGTGGATTTAAGTCCACTTTTTTGTATTTATAGGTATGGATACTAAAATTGAACAACTTAAAGAATATGCTCATATTATCAAAGATACACGATATGCGTTAAAAACATATCTACAAACTTATGATAATACTCAGAGAAAATATGTGCCTTTAGATTTATTTCCCGATCAGATAAAACTATTACAGGATTATGAAGACCATAATGAAAATATAACCAGAAAGTATAGACAGGCTGGCGTCACAACCGTAACTGCGGCTTGGATCTCCAAAAAATTACAGGTTGCGAAACCTGAAAATCCCGAAAGAGTTCTGATTGTTGCGAACAAGAGGGACACCGCTATTGAAATGGCGAATAAGATCAGACATTTTCTTGATCAATGGCCAGATTGGATGAATATTGGATTTTCTCCAGATAAAAACTCCGAAAGTCGATTTAAATTAAACAATGGATGTGAGGTTAAAGCGGTTGCAACATCATCAGATGCTCTTAGAGGTTATACACCAACAATACTAATCTTTGATGAGGCCGCCTATATTGAAGCTGGGGAAGATTTCTGGGCGGCTTCTATGGCTTCATTATCAACGGGTGGTAAAATTATTCTTATATCAACCCCTAATGGGTTTGATCCGATATATTATGGAATCTATGACGGATCAATTCGTGGTGAAAACAATTTTCATATTACTGAATTAAAATGGTTTAGAGATCCTCGTTATTCGAAAGATTTGAGATGGGTTAATGTTGATGATATTGTTCATTATATGTTAAATAGAGAGCAATATAATGATGAAGAATTGTGTCTTTATGATGTTGATCCAAATACCTATGATGAATTGTTAGATCTGGGTTATAAACCATATTCACCATGGTTTGAAGGAATGGCTAAGAAACTTAAATATGATAAAAGGCGTATTAGTCAGGAAATGGAATGTAATTTTCTTGGATCAGGTGATGGAATTGTTTCCTCTGACATAATTGATAATATCATGAAGAACATGATTAAGGATCCTGTTGAAAAATATATGATGGGACAATTTTGGGCATGGAAAGATCCAATTCCTGGCCATCGGTATATTATGGGGGTTGATGTATCAAGGGGTGATAGTGAAGACTATTCTTCCATTAATATTATTGATTTTGATGATATGGAACAGGTTGTTGAATATATTGGAAAAATGCCTCCCGATGACCTGGCGGGAATAGCATATAAATGGGGTATATTATATAAAGCATTTATTGTCATCGACATAACTGGCGGAATGGGAGTTGCTACAGCAAGAAAACTCCAAGAAATGGGATATCGAGATTTATTCATTGATGGAATCAACACTCAAAATGTATGGGAGTATGATGCCAAATTATTGGAGAAAATTCCTGGCATCAATTTTAATAATAAAAGAACACAGATTGTTGCATCACTTGAGGAACATCTAAGACACGGATTTTTAGTTAGATCGGTGAGATTTATGAATGAATTAAATACATTCGTTTATATCAACGGTAGACCTGACCATATGAAAGGAAAACACGACGATTCAATTATGAGTATGTCAATCGCATTGTATGGTGGTGATCTTTGCTTTGGTCAACTACAAAAAGCCGACGCCATAAATAAATCAATGATGGAGTCGTGGACTTTATCAGAAAGAACATACGAACCCAACAAATCATTTTACTCATATGGTAAAGCGTTTGACCCATTTGGAGTAACAGATGCTAATACTGGAAGAGAAGTACGAAATCCATTATTTGATAATCCCGACATTAAACAAAGACGAAATCAATATAGAGATTATGCGTGGTTATTTGGGAACATTGATAAGTACAGATAGTATTTAAAATTAAATAAAAAATCTTTATATTATAATCAATATTTATAGTTATGGAAAAACAACCGTTAACAATTTATCAAAAATTAACCCGAACATTTGGGTTTATGGGGTCAAAACAAACTCCCCCACCATCTTTCGAATTTGATAAAGAAGAATTATTAAAAACCGATAGTAGAACTGATTTCGAAAAAGCAAAATTACAAGCTCAACAAACTCAATATATTGCAGACAAATGGTCAAAACTTGATATGTCTCTTTATAACCAATCAGTTTATTATGAACCTAACAGAATATCAGCATATTACGATTATGAAAGTATGGAGTTCACCCCAGAGGTTTCCGCGGCGTTGGATATATACGCTGAAGAATCTACCACTAAATCAGAAAAGGGGCAAATATTATCAATACATTCGGATTCAAAAAGAATTAAACACATATTAGATGACCTATTCTATAATGTATTGGATATTAACACCAATATACAGATGTGGACGAGAGGTATGTGTAAGTATGGTGATAACTTTGTTTACTTGAAAATAGACCCTGAAAAGGGTATTGTGGGATGTCAACAATTACCTAACATTGAGGTTCAACGACTTGAAGGTGCGAGACAATCAACCCCAAACCAAAGTGATAGGGTCGGTAGTAAATTCCCGTCCAGGGAATTAAGATTTACATGGATGAACAAAGATATGGAATTCCAAGCGTGGGAAATCGCTCACTTTAGAATTCTTGGTGACGATAGAAAACTTCCATATGGAACATCAATGTTGGATAAAATCAGAAGAATTTGGAAACAACTTCTATTGGCGGAAGATGCTATGTTAGTTTATAGAACATCAAGAGCTCCCGAAAGAAGAGTTTTCAAAGTGTTTGTTGGCAATATGGATGATAAAGATATTGAGCCCTATGTACAGAGGATAGCAAATAAATTCAAAAGAGATCAGGTTGTTGATCAGAAAAATGGCCAAGTTGATATGAGATACAATCAGATGGCTGTTGACCAGGATTATTTTATTCCTGTTCGTGATGCGTCACAAGCCAGCCCGATTGAAACATTACCCGGCGCGCAAAATTTGGGCGAAATAGCCGATATAGAATATATTCAAAAGAAAATGTTGGCGGCTCTTCGTATTCCGAAAGCTTTCTTGGGATTTGAAGATGTTATTGGTAACGGTAAAGGATTGGCATTACTTGACATTCGTTTCGCGAGAACGATCAATAGAATACAGATGTCAGTAATTCAGGAATTAAACAAAATAGCGTTAATTCAACTATTTCTTTTAGGTCTTGAGGATGAGTTAAATAATTTCACTTTGATGATGACTAACCCATCGGGTCAATCTGATTTATTGAAGATTGAACAATGGAAAGAAAAAATCACAATGTATAAGGACGCAACATCCGATCAATCACAGATGGGTATTCTTCCTGTATCACATACATGGGCTAAAAAGAATATTCTTGGATTTAGTGATAATGAAGTTATACTTGATCTACAGCAACAGAGGATGGAAAGAGCAATTGGGTTTGAATTAACAAATACTCAAATGATAATTAAACGTACTGGCGTCTTTGATGATGTTGATAAGAAATATGGTATACCTGAAGACGAGCGTAAAAAACTTGAGGCTTCGGGAGCAACTGCTCAACCTGGCGAAGCACCTGGTGGAGGTGGCGGTGGAGGCGGTGGAGGTATGCCTGAAATGGCAGGCGCACCTGGCGGAGGTTTAGGTGAACCGCCAGCACCAACAGGAAATGAAATGGTGGCGCCTGCGGGAGCAGCGCCAGCAACTGGGGCGGCGCCATTAAGTGAATCAAGGAAGGATAAAATATTGTCTATGTTAAATGAAGACGTAACATTGGAGAATTTATTTGATGGGAAAAAAGCACAGGAGAATATTTATCAAATGGAGAAAGCAATAAATGAAATTTTAAATCAATAAAAGATGAATAAATTTGGAACAATTAAAAGTAAGGTTTTACAGTCGTTAACTGAATCTTATGCCAAGCAGGATAAAGAACAGATTAAAGAGATTATAACTACCATTAAGAAAGATAAGAACTTCAAGGAAATGTATTTGTTTTATGAGGAATTCGAGAACAAATATATTGAAAGTCCAGAAGATGCCGCATTATATCTTGAAGAAATACGATCAATATTATATGACAAGCCATCTCATATTAAGAAGACCTGTAAAATATTTGAGAATGAATTTAAAAATATTCAGGTTGAGGAGAATGAGTTATATTCTAATTTGGATGCGTTCATAGATCCTCGTAAGTTACAGAATATCGATAAAAGAATCATAGCAAAGAAAAAACTTATCGAACATTTAACAACCAAAAAGGAAACACCAATTGTTGAAGGAATAACATTCACAGATAATGAGAATCTTTTGCACAATGTTTTAGTGAATAATTTTAATGTGTTATATGGTAATACTCTAGACGAGAACGAGAAAAAGGAATTGTCAAAAATACTATCAATATCAGATGAGGATCTAAAAACTAATTTTGAATCATTACAGGAAGAAGTAACAACAAAAATGAATGAGATACTTTCGGAAGAAAAAAATACCGATTTAAAACTAAAATTAGGTACTGCGCTTTCAGAAGCAACATGTATGA